GCCGTAGCGGTCATTGCAAGATTTGATGCGCAAAAATCAGAGCGTTCCAATTGGGAAACGAACTGGCAGGACATTCGCGATCTGGTTCGTCCAACTACGACAGACTTCAACCGTCGCGAACAGCCCGGTTTCAGCCGTGTCGATAACGTATACGACGGGACGGCACGGGAGGCATCCAAGGAGTTGGCGGCTGCGCTGCACTCCTATATGTCGTCCCCTACGGAACGGTGGTTCGAGATTCAAGCCACGCCTGATATCGAGCTGGCCCGCGACCCGCAGGTGATTGCTTGGTCGGAACAGGTTGCTGACGCCATTTACGGGCAATATTGCAACGACCGGACCGGCCTGACCAGCGCCCTGCATGAGTCCTATCTGGACATCTCGGCCTTCGGTAACTGCATCGTGTATCAGGATTGGGACGGCGATTCCCAAGCCCTGCATTTCCGCACACATCCGTTGTCAGCCTGTTACTTCGAGGAAGACTATTACGGTCGAATCAATTCCATTTCGCGCTGCCTGCCGATGACCTATGACCAGGTGGTTGGTCAGTTCGGCCCCGCCTTGGGCGAGGAATTCTCCAAGGACAAGCAGCGCCGTTGGGAAGTTATCCACGCCGTATATCCCCGCGAACAGCGCGATTACGGCAAGCAGGACAGCAAAAACATGCCTTACGCATCCTGTTGGGTGCTTAAGGATAAAAAGCTTGTCCTGCGCGAATCTGGCTACGCTGAGTTCCCCTACCATGTGGGCCGGTGGAACAAGATTGCGGGCGAGCAATACGGGCGCGGCCCTGCCGATGACTGCCTGCCCGACATTCGGATGCTGAACCGGATGGAATACACCATGATCAAAGCGGCTAAAAAGGCTGTCGAGCCTCCGCTTCAGCTTACCTCGGACGGCTTCCTGATTCCGCCTGACGGCATCTCGACCGGGGCAAATGACATCCTGTACCGCGAGCCAGGCACCGAACCAGCCCAATACCTTGAGTTCCGGGGCAATATCCCTTGGGGCGAGGAGAAGGTTCAGCAAAAGCGCGACTTCATCCGGCAATGCTTCTATGCCGATTGGGTCAAGCTCATGCCCAAGAAAGAGCGCCAGACCGCTTACGAAATCAGCGAACTTGTTGAGCAGCAACTTCGCATGATGGCTCCCATGCTGGGCCGGTTACAAACCGAGCTGCTCGGACCGATGATTGTCCGGTCCTACAATCTCCTTCGGGAACACAACAGACTGCCCAAGCCGCCCGCTCAACTTGAGGGGGCTACCCTGCGTATTGCGTATATGAGCGCGGCGGCAAGGGCGCAGGTCGGCTCGAAGGCCACTTTAATCGGGCGTTACATCCAAGAACTTGTTCCGCTCGCCCAAATCAGCCCAACCGTCATGGACGCGGTAGACGCGGACCAGGTTGCCCAAGAGCTGGCCAATCTGCGCGGGGTTTCCCGTCGTGTTCTGCGCACATCCGACCAAATCGACGAAATCCGGGCCAGCCGCCAGCAGGCCGAGCAAATGCAGCAAATGGCTGCGGTTGCCGAACCGGCCAGCAAGGCGCTGCTCAACGTCGCCAAGGCACAGGAGGCTGGCAATGTCATCTAAGTTGTCAGAAAAACGTATCTGTATTTCTGACAAAGGCTCTAAACATGATCATCCGAAACATCACCGATCTGATTCGGCTTAAACAGGCGTATCAGACGACGTTCAAACCCAATACAGACGCAGAAATCGTGCTCCGTCATCTCATTAAGCTGGGATGCGTGAACCGAACCACCTTTTGTCCGGGCGATCCGAACAAAACCATGATGAACGAAGGGGCCAGGCGGCTCGTTCTTGAGGTTCTCAACCTGATTCATGGCGATACCGACGCGGTTATGAACCGCATCAACCAAACATACCGAGAAGAGAAAGAATAAACATGAGTGATACACTGGTTACGGGCGGGCAGCAACCGCCAGCGGCAGCAACAACATGGGTGGACACGCTTCCTCAAGAACTGCGGGGAAATCCGTCACTGGCACAGTTTCAAGGCAAGAGCTGGGACGAGGTTGGTCCGACCATTGCGAAGTCCTACGTCGAAACTAAGTCCATGATTGGGGCGGACAAGATCCTGAAGCCGTCCGACAAGTGGACCGACAAGGAATACGACGCCTTTTACAACCAGCTCGGTCGCCCCGAAGCGCCTGACAAATACTCCATGCCGGAAGTTCAGATGCCGGAAGGATTGAAGCTGGATGACGCCAAGATTGCCGAGCGCAAGGCGCTTTACCACAAGGCGGGCTTGACCGACAAGCAGGCCAAGGCTTTGATTGAGGCGGATTTGACCTTTGTGAAGTCGTCCTACGAGGCTGATAAGCAATCGACCGAATCAGCCAAGCTTACGGCTGAATCCGCCCTGAAACAGGAATGGGGCGACAAGTACACGGCCAATATCGAGCTGGCCCGATCCGTTGTGGCCAAGTTCGGTGACGAGCAGTTCGCCCGCTACATCGAAGAGTCTGGCCTTGGGAACGATCCGCGCCTGATTAAGATGCTCGCCAAGGCTGGTCAGGGCTTGATGGAAGACCGCGCAACCGGCAAGGGCGGAACTGACATTGTGCCCAATTCCGCTGCGGCCATGGCCGAGCTGAACCAGCTTAAGGGCGACCGCGACTTCATGAACAAGTACGTCGGCGGTGATAAATATGCGATGGAACGATTTAATTACTTGAATCAAATTGCGTACGGCGGTAAGACTACCCGCGCATAGCAATTCGTTTAGTTGTTGATGTGGACGGGCGGGTAAGGGTTTTCTGGTTTTCCCCTTGCCCGCCTTTGCTTTTAGGGATTTACCATGCGTAAATTCCGTTTCGGTTGCGTTGTGGAGGCGGTTGAAAGCCTATAGGCGGGACGCATCAAGCCGTCCTGTGAAGCAGAAAACACTGCGCAACTAGCCTAATCCAGTCGTTCACCACAATCGAATGGCTGGATTTTTGTTTGTTGACAAACTTTAACGTTAACGTATTCTCCACGTATCGGACTACCTGATTCGTCAGGCCCGGTTGAATCCGCATAGATTGTGGACGTTTAGCGAGCGTGTTCGCGAGGCGAGGCCCGTAAGGACTACCGAACCGTTACAAAGCATCGGCGCTTTGTGCGCCAATCCTTAAGTCTTTTATGGGTGCAGTTGATACAGCATTTGTTCAAACGTACCACGCTCAGCTCGAACACATCTTCCAACAGAAGGGTTCCAAGCTGCGTGGCACTGTCCGCGAAGTAACTCAAAACTCCGAATACGATTATTGGGATCGTCTCGGAACGGCAGCTTCCCAGCGCATTACCACGCGCTATGGCGATACGCCGTATAACCCAATTGACCATTCGCGTCGGCGCAATCAGGTGGTTGGCTACGACGTGAACACTCCGTTCGATAATCAGGACAAGCTCCGCATGATTATCGACCCGAAGAGTGGTTACGCTGAAGCTCAGGCCATGGCGCTCGGTCGCGACATGGACGACGCCATCATCTCTGCCGCGTTGGGTACCGCCTATTCCGGCAAGGACGGCTCTACCGCAGTCACCTACGATACGAACTATCGTATCGCGCATGACTACGTTGAGTCTGGCGCGGCCACCAGCAGCAACCTCACCATCGGCAAGCTTCGCCGGGCGCTCTACCTGTTGGAGTCCAACGACGCGCTCGATCCGGGCCAGGCCGCTGTGGTTGTGGCGCATCCGTCGCAGAAGCAGGCGCTGCTTCGCACTACGGAAGTGACCAACACCGACTACGCTGCGGTCAAGGCGCTGGTTAACGGCGAGATCAACACGTTCCTTGGGTTTAACTTCGTCTGGACGACCCGCACCACTTCCAGTGGCGGCTATCGTCAGGTCTTGGTTTACCCCAAGAATGCGATTCTGCTCGGCGTGGCGCAGGACATCAGCGTTCGGATGACCGAGCGTGATGACAAGCGTTACAGCTGGCAGGTCTACTCGACCGCAACGTTCGGCGCTACCCGCATGTGGGAGGAGCGCGTCATTCAGATTCAATGCGCTGAGTAATAGAAAGGAATAAAAGAATATGGCTACAAGTTCTGTTCAATACGACAATTACGCAGACGCAATCGTCTTGGGTTCCGGCTTCGCCAACGAGGCTCAGGACCATGGCACAATGAAGGTCGCCCGCTTCGATCTGGAATTCTCCGCATCGTCCGCTGGCACCGTCATTCCGCTGTGTGTCCTCCCGGCTGGTGCCAAGTATCTTTATACGGTTCTCGCGTATGAAGGCACTGGTTCCCTGACGGTTGATATTGGCGACTCTGGCGATGATGACCGCCTGGTCAACGATGCTGCGCTCGGCTCGGACAACCCGACGTCGGCCTCGCTCCTCACGGGTTTCTATACCCGCGTGGATTCGACCGCGTTCGGCACGTCCGGCCCCGGCGGCAACCAGAGCACGGCGATTGCCTTGGGCATCGGCTACAAGTACACCGCTGACACTGTGATCAATGCGACCACTGCGGGCGCAACGGCTACGGCTGGCGAGGTGCTTCGTGGCGCGATCATCTATACCATCTAATACAATCGGGGCGGTGCAACTCCCGCCCCAACCAACTATGAAAAATATCCTAATTGGTTTGTTTGCACTCGCGGCGGTGACGGTTGGTGCGCAGGAATACAAGAGCCGTCAACCGTATCCTTCGGAAGTTGAAAAGCTGGCCGGTGTCACTGATTACATTCAGGACGGACCGCGTTACAACTTCACGCTGTATCGTCCCGGCCAAGATGAGCAGTACACGTTGCAGCCCTACCACAATGTGGTGGCGTTTCGCAGCAACAGCCAGCTTACGAACGTGGTTGTGATTCTCCCGAATCCGACCAATTCGCTTCGCCGGTCGTACCGACTCATTGCGAACGGTAACGTTACCATCAAGCTCACCAATACTGTTGGTGCGACTTACAACACGGCGACCAACGTGACTGCGTTGTCCACCTTTACGTCTGCCACAAACAGCGCGTTCTTGGTGTATAACAACGACGGCACGAACTGGTTCATCTCGCCGTACTAATCCTGCACTTGCCGCACGTCGGCGCGTGCTCCTCCGGGCGGCTTGGGTTTTTCATGTTTACTCAAGCCGCCTTTTACTTTATCGTTAACTCGTTATGGCACAAAGCCAACTTGAAGTCAGTCAGGCCGCTTTATACAAGATTGGCTCAACCAGCATTTCCTCGCTGTCGGATACCAGCAAGGAGGCGGTTGTTTGCAATGCCCGCGTGGACATCTGCAAGCGGGCTTTGCTGGAGATGCACCCGTGGAACTTTGCGGTCAAGCGCAAGATCGTCCGCCCGACCGAAACCAGCTACACCGCATTGGCTGACAACGGCGCTGACGATTACTTTCG